GCATGAGGAGGTGATATGACACACAAAATAGAAGCTAAGCGTATCAAGGGACGGCATCTGGCGAAGATGTTGACTGATCTGGAATCAATCGGAAATGTAAAGGAAGTAGACAAGACTGTTATTCGGCAGCACTTGTCAAACTATGCGTCTGATATTCAGGCGATGTATGAGCAAGAGGAGGAAGTTGATGGGAACCGCTAGACTAACAAGAACGCAGGCAGTTTATAGAGAGTATTTGAAACATCCAAAGTGGATAGCCAGAGCTTTCGAGATCAAAGAGCGTGATGATTTTTGTTGCCAGGAATGTCATACTTATATTCATGCTCTTAAATGTCCACTAGATGTTCACCACGAGCAGTATTTACCCAACAGAATGCCGTGGGATTATCCAGATGAATTATTGACTACCCTTTGCAGAAAATGTCATGATGGTATCCATATGGCCGATTGTTTTGGTGGTGAATAATGGCTGGCGAATGGCTTAAAATCGAACACTCTACACCAGATAAGTCAGAAGTGTGGCGAATTGCGGAAGAATTAGGTCTCGATCCTGATTCCGTAACTGGTAAGCTCATAAGAGTTTGGGCGTGGGCGTCACAGAATTGTCACGGCGATGGTGTGACAGATGTCACAGCTTTGTCCGCGATAGATAGAATAACCGCGACAAAAGGCTTCGCAAAAGCGATGCAAAATGTGCGCTGGTTACGCACGAAAACCGTTAGAAAAGATAAAAAACTCGTATTTGTTAACTTCGATTACCATATGTCCAAGTCCGCAAAAGCCCGCGCAGAGGCACAGAAACGCAAACAGAAGCAGCGTGAACCAAAAGATGATGATGTCACAGATTTGTCACAAAATAAGTGTGACGAAAATGGTACTAGAGAAGAGAAGAATAATAAAGAAAAGAAAGAAGAAGAAAAACTTCGTCTTCCTTTTGATTCACCTGAGTTTCGCGAAGCCTGGAATGGTTACATGGAATCCCGTAGATTGAGCAAAGCAAAAATGACACATCGGGCGATGATCTTGCTTGTCAACAAAATCAATTCCATAACCAAATCAGAGCAAGTAGCAATCGGCATGCTCAATGATGCGACTATTGGCGGATGGAAATCTGTCTATGCTCCGAAGCATCTTCAGAATCAGCCCGCAGGAGGAACCCTCTTAATCACCGACGAAGTAGCGGCAGCGGAGGAAGCAAGGCGTAAGGGATTATGAACAACCAGAAGAAAAGCTATGACGAGGAGCGTATCGCCAGAGCAATGGTTTTTAGTCTGGATTCCAGTGCCGTGTATAATTCGCTTTTGGAATTGGATGTTGAGTTGAAAGATCCGATGTGCAGGAAGATTCAACAGGCTCATGCAAATATTCTAATGGATGGCGAAAGAGTAGACATACACGGAATGGTTGCAGAGTTCCTTGCACTGGGTGGGGATGAAGTCAAGATGATTGACAGGCTCCATGACAATGCAAAATTTAAGGTTAAGTTTTCTTCTGATGTTGCCGCATCTATTGAGAGGCTGAACAGGGATGGCAACGCCAAAAACTACGCCCTGGAGCTTAACAAATACGCCATTGGCGAAATTGGACACAAAGAGTTGATGGCTAGTATGGTTCACCCGACACACGAGCCTGATGCTGATGTGTGGGATCTGAACCACATCATTGATGCAGTTGAGAAGCATGACGAAAATAACATTGTCGAAACCGGGTTCCATAAGTTTGACCGGTTTCATGGTGGTATGGAAAAAAGCAGGGTAACGGTTTTGGCAGCAAGGCCGGGGGTTGGCAAGACTGACATGGCAATGCACACCATTAGACACAATCTGAAAAATGGCAAGAAAGTAGTTTTCATCAGTGTCGAAATGGATGCAAGAGAGATCGGGTACAGACTCGGAAAGGCAGAGAACCCGGGAGTTTATGGTAAGTCTGGAACGCTTGAAGGAATCAGGATAATCAATTCATGGCCGGGAAAGCTCACGGTTTATGGTAAGGCTGATCCAACGGCGTCGTATGCTTCTGCCAGATGCTCAAACGATACCGATCTTGTGGTCGTCGATTACCTGCAGATTATGAAAGCCACGACCAACGCCGGTCAGTACGAAATGACAACCGAAATAAGTAATGACCTTCGAAAAGCGGCAAAGCGATCTGATGCTGCCTGGCTAGTTCTGTCACAACTCAGCAGAGAAACCGGTGACGAAAAGATGAAGCCAACACTTAAAAGCTTGCGCGGATCCGGTGCGATAGAACAGGATGCGTTCGCGGTCATGTTTCTCTACACACCCAACGGCGCATGTGATCCGGGTGGAGAACAGGAACTATCGTTGCTGATTGCCAAAAATAGAGGCGGAGCAAAGGGCGAAATGAATCTAATATGCGACAGGGGGAACTCAAGATGGAGAGAACTATAATGCATGGTGTCCGCCTGCCAAACACGAAAATGGAGGGGTGAGGGGATATGAAACTGATTATAGACACAGATAAGCTACCGGATGACTGGTACAGGGAGCTGGGTTGTCCTGGCAAACACGGCAGAGATGGAGATTGTCCAACGACCGAAGATGATACATGCCTCGATTGCTGGATACAATTCGGAAACGGTGAAATTCGCTCCATGACCCCGGCTGAGCAGAAACCAACCGAGATCGAATCCCTCCACTCCCAAATCACCGACCTCACCCTGCAACTCGCCGAACGGACGCTGGAGAGGGATAGGCAGCGTGGTGTAATTCAAAAGATATTGGATTTGACCGGTGAGCCAATTCTATCCGGCAATCTTAGAATCGAATATACGCCAATGGAATTTCCATTCCCTGAAATAGGAGAAGGTACGGATAATGATAGGAAGAGGGGCGGGAATGAGTAAATTCGCCAACCAGCGCAAATTCACAGTCCGTCACCTGATTCCGCTCCTGAACCGGTTCAACTACATAGCCCCAGTTCTGGACATCGGATGCGGACGGGGTGAGATAATTCGCATGATGGCATGTTGGGAAACTGGCGAACACTGGGGAATTGACAACAATGTTGACTCGTTGTGCATGGCAGCAAAGGTTCCGAGTAATGCTAATTTTGCGCTCATGGAAATAACGGTCATCCCGTCTATCGGATTTATGGCAAACACCGCCCTTCTCTGTGATGCTGCAGAACATATTGGCATACCGGCGTTTGATTTCGCACACAAGATACTCGCAAGGGACGGTCTGCTCTATGTCACGTTCCCGCCCTGGTATTCACCATTCGGCGGGCATCAGCACCTGACCCGTTCCTGGTTACGGTTCATCCCGTGGGCGCATCTGATGTTTCCGGCACAGGTTCAGAATGCGAAACCGTTACGGAATCCCGAAGATGTTCAGTCCGTGTTCAGGAACAAATTGACCCCGAAACAGGTTGAGGAACTGGACGGGTGGACGATCCTGTACAAGCGCAAGTACCTGATTCGACCTGCAGCAAGGAAGGGGATACCGGCTCCAAATTGGTGGCCGGATCTGTTTACAATGGGCGTGGAGTATGTAATGGGGAGGGTGACAAAATGAACGACCTGTGCGAATACTGTGACTGCAGACATGACCTGGCCATGTGCCTGAAAACAGCCTGCAAGTTTCTGGACACGCTACCGGTTCGAATACTGCGGGATATGTTGGCAAATGCAGAACCGAAGAAACCTGATTGTAAAACATGCAAGAATTATGAGAGGATAGAATAATGATTCTCGGCCTAATCCTGTCAACCATAATCGGCGCCGCTGCCCTCGCATTGCGGTGGTATACTGGACTCGTGCCCGTATTCGCACCGGACTTTATCACATACCAGGCGATGGCTCATGGTAGACCTGCGTGCGACCCGTTCCGGTTACGGTGGCTGTTACCAAAACTGATGAATTACGACGCAATGGACGGATGGCACAGGGTTGCAATTATAAGCCTACTCGCATCATTCCCGGCAATGTACTGGTTTGCAGAAACGGCAGGAGTGAACGGATTATGGGCGGTTGCACTTTGGGGTAGTTTGCCGATTGTGGATGTGTTGTGGAGAATGCGCGGCATGATTGATCATGTAAGCTGGCCGGTTGCACTGGTGGCAGCAACGTGTCTGCTAAAGGGCTGGATACCGGCCGGAATAGTCATGGTTCTGATCTGCGGAATGCTCGACCCGAGATTGCCCGTGTTTGTCGCAACATGGACGCTGAACCCGTGGGCGCTTATCGGGCTGATTCCGGCACTGATTGCGAATATTGTCCTGAAAAAAGGCGAGCCATATATTCACCCTGAAATTGTAAACCACCCCTTTTCAAGCGCAAGAGCCATAAACGGGCCTGAGATGGCCAATGCGGCAATAACTGTACTACCCTGGGGTGTTTGTATGGTTGGGGTATGTTCGTTGAATCTAGCCCTGTTTCTGTCCTTGCTAGTGGCATACGGACAGATGTTACTCGCCATTGATCGGGTCAGACTCTATATGTGGGCTGCTCCGGTTATGATAATTGCCACACTTGGAATAGTGCCAGAGGCGGTTCTGTCCTTGGCTGTGATTGTTACACTGTTTAACCCTTGGAGGTCGGCGGTATGAAATTAAATATGTGGCCGTTTAAGAAAAAGGTAGCCGAGAGAAAACCTTATGACTATAGACAGCACGGCAAATGTCCAGATAGTTGTCCGTTTTTTGATGTACCTCATTCAGACGTGAAAGAAATAGCAAAGAGTTATTATTCCTGCTCCGAGGTGGGAAATGGAATAGTTAGACCGGCAAGGTGCAACTTTTTCAACGAGGAACTAGCAACTGATTTTCTTTATGTTGTAGACCACGATACAGGAGCGCCCATTGTACTTGAATATTGTTGTTATGCTCGCAAAAAGTGCGAAAAAGTAATAAAAATAGGTGGGTGCGGTAAATGGCACAGGTTTGGTGACTAATAAAATTTAACACATGAATATTCAAACAAAGGAGCTAAAATGAAACCGCTACTTGTTACCGCAGCGCTACTTATCCTCGCTTGTGGAACGTCCATAACCGAGCCTACGCACGCCCTAATCAGCTACAGTATCGAACTGATTAACGGCAGCATGAGCCATGTTTACTATGTCGATACGGACGGGGATCTGGTTACGATTGAAACAGTGCCAGGTGATTCCCTATATACGTTCGAGTTTATGTTTGAAGTTGGAATGCAATGTGGAGCTGGTGCGTATCCTGGGGAGACTTCGGTCGTGGCCGTGATTATCAGGGAGAATGGCGAACGGGCTGTAGCTGAGTATATTCTGGTTAACGAGGCAACAATGTGGTACTGGAAGGTGGGGGAGTAGGCATGGATAAGTGTTGCGAATGCAAACACGCGAGAGTTACCACAACAGGCCCGATGTCTACGGGAAACATGGGCATGACCGGGCCGGTATACTGGTGTTCAAAGTATCTTATTCCACCTGTAATTGACAGGGTACACGGAAGAATAGGACAGGCTAGAATGCGAAATTGCGAGGAAGTAAGAACACATGACAAATGCGGGCTATTTGGGGTAGGCGATCCTGAAATGATAGATTGGAACTGGTCACTACTTGTAAACTAACTTGCAAAACGACGCCGGATTTGTTACATTGATGGCAAGGAGGTAGATATGCCGTCGGGTAGAATAAGCGACTACAAACCCGAATATTGCGAGCAAGCAGAGAAGGCTACTAAGGCAGGATTTACTGATAAAGAGCTTGGCGTTCTGTTCGGTGTTTCAGAGGTTACAATCAACAACTGGAAAAAGAAACACCCTGATTTTTCTTTAGCCCTTAAAAGGGGGAAAGAAGATGCAGACTCCCTCGTGGAACAGAGTCTATATCAAACGGCGTTGGCGGGCAACACAACCGCCATGATATTCTGGTTAAAGAATCGCAAAACTAAAGAATGGCGTGACCGCAGAGAGATTGCTGTTGATAATGTAGACTCACCATTCAACCTATTCGTATCAAGCGACAATACTGATGGCGATAGCACTTAACCGTCGTTTCTTCGATCAAATGTGCAAGTTCCTGGAGTTTACGCCAACCACTGCACAATCTGAAACCATTGACGCTTTATTCCAGCACCATAGATTCCTTGCACCTATCATTGGTAGACGTGGTGGAAAAACATTACTCGGTACAATCCTTGACATCAATGCCAGTTCACAATCAGGCACAAAAGGCTGGATAATTGCGCCGACTTATGAGGGAACGCAAAGGGTCTGGAATTACTTAGTTCCCATGTTGCGGAAAATGCACGGTCCGGCTATGAAAATCAACTTATCACGCATGATGATTATGTTGCCGTGGGGCGCATCAATTCAGTGCAAGTCTGCAGATAGACCCGATTCATTGGTAGGCGAAGGACTAGACTGGATGCACCTTGATGAACCGGCACTGTTTAAGAATGGCAAGGTTGTTTGGCAGCAGATGTTACGCCCTGCACTCATGGACAGAGAGGGATCTGCGTGGTTCACAACTACCCCGCGAGGATATAACTGGTTCTATGATCTGTTACATAATGACAAACCTGGTGCTGACAAGATATGGTGGAAACAGTTTCCGAGTCATACTAATAAGTTTTTGAAACCGGGTGAGCTTGAGGCGGTATGTGCAACACTGGACGCAGTTGTATATAAGCAGGAAATATTGGCCTCATTTGTAGCATTCGCAGGCATGGTCTATTCAATGTTTGAGATGGAAACCCATGTCATTTCTGAGACAGAAGCTATTCAGGCAACGGAGAATTGGTCGACCTGTATCGCGTGTGATCCGGGGCTGAACAATACCCTGATTCAATTGATTAAGCACAATAGAGTAACTGGCGAGGACATTGTAATGCGCGATGTTAAGCTACAAAATCAACAGTTTGACGATGCGTTGGATGTCATCAAGGAATGGCAACCGCCCGGTGGATATGAGGCACTAATCTGTGACATCGCAGGAAAGGCTCGCGGACACCAGACGGGCATGTCATTTGTAAGCTGGATGCGACAACATGGGTATCAGTTCAGGCATACGAGCGTGAAGAGCATACCCGAGGGGGTTAACCAGGTCAGGGGCAGATTGAAGAACTATCAGGGCGTGATTAGCCTTAAATTTGCCAACACTGCCGAGCATACAATCAAGATGCTTTTGAACTACCATTTTCCTGAAAAGATAGATGATAAAACACAGGAACCTGTCAAGGATGGAATATACGATCATGCAGGTGACGCACTTCGTTACTATATTACTTGGAGACACAGGGGCGTATCAAGGTCGGTCAAACACTGAGGAGATTAAATGCTGTATGAAGATTTAACGAAAGCAGCCGTGATAGAATCGGTGTTACGGCTGAGAAAAGAACTGGAAAAGTTGTCATTGAACGAGGTGTCTGAGATACGCAGATTGTGCGACAATACAGTCAATCCGAGACTACCAACAGACATGAGCGGTGACATGCAATCTGAGTATCGCATGGACTGGATACCTCTCGGTCTTGCATCGGTTATTATCAGTTCATTGCAGTCTGCTATGTACGGCAGGACGATTACTTATGAGGTCGAGGAACAGGAAAAGAATGAACGACTTGGAAAGATCCTGGATAACTGGACCCGCTCAGCCCCGGCAATTTATAACCGTGCGCTGAAGTATGGATATACAGTTACCAGGTTCTTCCCTGATTACCGCAGGGGTGTTGTATATGGCTCGTATGATCCCGATGAAGTGACGCCTATATTTGATCCTGAGACCGAGGACATTGACCCGATTGGACTCATTTATCATTACAAGGTTCCGGTTGAAAGTATACCATTTAATCCACCACCCAACATAAAGGAAGTACTGGTTACGGAACGGATAACAACCAACCACCGCGATAGGTTGACCGGTGACATTGTAGTCCAGGGAACGCGCCAAAGGTGGTACAGTTTTGACGGAGGAAGTAAGTGGAATGTATGGCTGTATTTTGATGGTGATACAGGACTGAACCCATACGGGGATCACCTTGGGGCTGTACTCTGGCGTAATGATATGTCGGACTCGGTTTATGGCAAATCAGACGTACTTCCGTTAAAGAATCTGTTTCTGGCAGTAAGCACAACCTGTACTGATCTGAAACTATTGCTCAAATGGAATGTATGGCCGACTCAGTATTCAACAGCCCCTGGATTTGCAGATATGCCGTACGGATGGCGTCAATCTTATGAACTTGCACCTGATGGCACGGGCGGATCTCCCACCGTTGGACAGATCGAAATGAACCCGGCCAGTCTTGAATCTGGTATGCGATTCCTTAAGCTATTGCTGCACATGATCCATGAAACATCCTCAGTTCCAGCTATTGCAATGGGCGACCTTGAAGGACTCGGCAACCTGTCCAGCGGTAGGGCACTTGAGGTTGTAATGATGCCATTGCGTGACCTTACCCTGCGCCGTGAGAAGTTGCAGGAATACCAGGAAGAGCAGGCGGTGCGCGAGATATTGGCAGTGCTGGCACATGCACAGGCTGAGACATCGAACAAGGATGAACTAGGGTTAATGACCGAGAATGTGGAAGGTATCAACTACCCGAATGCTTACATGATTGACGTATCTGTAGAGTTTGGGCAGCTTGGATTATCAGCCAACTCGGAGGATATGGTTAGTTTTTACACCGGTCTATACTCTGCAGGGCTGTACAGTTTACTTGAATGTGTCAAGGGACTGCACCCGGCATGGGACATAGATCAGGTTCAGGATGAAGTTGACCGAATCAAGGCCAGCACCGATTCCAGAGAAGGAACCATAGTCGACGACGGCAGGGCTGCGAGGATAGAGCAACTTGTGAAGGGCACAAATGAAGCCTGATGCAATACTAAAGTCGGTCAATGACGGGCTGAAAATGTACGCGGATGTTGTCAAAACCTCGCCGCGCTATCCGCTCGTTGCAGTGGCCGAATATGAGGATTGGTTCAAATCTAATTTCATTACCGAACTAACCAGCCGCTTGACTATTGAGGCTGGTAGATGGAAGGCCACTCCTGATAGTCACCGGGTCATCGGCATAGCCGGAAAGATTGCTATCGACGGGTGCAACACGATACTTATCCCGGTTATAAACGCGTGGATTGAGCGCGAATACCCCAAGTTCTGGCAGCAAGGGTTGGAATATAATGCGGTCATGGCAAAGATGCAGGGTTATCCAGAACCAGAGCCGATAAACGATGATGATATTGCACAGATAAACATCCTGGTAACGGGTGAAATTGCAACACAGGCAGATCACGTTGACCACCATCGCAGGTATATTGAGCGTAATATCAGTTCAGGGTTAACCCTCGGGTGGACAACAATCAGGTTCATCGAATCAATGACAGTACCGGCAGGTATTGTAGGTTATCCGTATGGGAATTTAAGATACTCATGGAAAACCCACATTGAGCGCATGATTGAGGGCAGAAGCAAGGCCGTATTTGCATCGGCATCCGAATTCAGAGCGCTGAAGGCCGGTGACAAATGAGCGTGTTCACGGTCTGGGTGCAGCCGGTTGATGATTACACCACGCCTGCGAATCTTGACCAGTATGGATCCGTTCACAATGTGCTATCTGAATTTGAGAACGATGATGGCGGTACTCCTAATAAACAGTTCTGTGACGGGCAGACTTCCAAAACCCCGCCTCGATATGCACAGGATAACATGGTTGGCATATACACCAGGTCTGATGAAGCGGCGAGGATAATCAGTGAAACATTGAGGGACGATGTACGAAGCCGGATAATGTCGGGGCAGTTAAATGTCCCATTACCGGTCTGGTATATTCCGCAGACTGGGGTTGCCGGGTCAATTCTTGCTGCTGATTATGCACTGTTGAAAGCGAGGGCATTGCACCAGTTCCCTACATATTCCGAGGAATTGATACTGGATAGTTTAGACGAAGTGGTTGCTGCCGGTATTGACAACACCACAACTGGTAGCATATTAAATAAGGTGCAGAGGCGCCTTACAACATGAAGGGAGCTTCATAATGGAGCAGGAACAAATTGATGAATTGCTCAAATCAAAGGGGTTTGAGAGTTTAGAGAAAATGGCAGAAGCGTTCGACAAGAACAAGTCTGACATGATGAAGTACAAGGGCCAGGTTAGTTCGGTTACAGGACTTGAAGCGCAGCTCCTAGAATTGACCGAGGCAAACAGTGCCAGGGAAAATGCTGAGAAAACTGAGTTGCAGAAGCTGACAGACAAGATTTCAAACATGGAAACAGAAACAGCATCATTTAAGGCCGCAGCGTTGACAGCAACCAGAACAGCCATGTTAGAGCGTGGTATCTCAGAACAACTCGGTGGAGTGAACGAGCTTATCAGACCATTCGCAAGCGAACATTTAAGAACGGTACTGCCCGGGAAAGAATGGGCAGATTCAGAGGCGCTCAAGGAAACTATTACATCTACTCTCGAAGGATTCAATAAACTGTTACCAGATAATTTACAGACGGTTCCGTCCGGTGGGACGCCTCCGCCAAAAACTCCAACCGGCACTTTGCCAGCGGGTAATAAGCCAGTATTTAACTTCCAAGCAGCCTTAAACGGCAAGTGACCAATGGAAACCAACCTCAATGAAAAGAGGTTACAATGGCTTACACGCAGGCAGTAAACCCGCCATACACCAGTAACGGTGCTGGTTCGGCGGTAATCCCTGAATTATGGGTCGACAAACTCGGTGAGTCTATTAAGACTTACTCCCTCTGGGCAAGATTTGCCTCCAATGTTATTCTCGACGTGCCCATCGCCCGCAAGGGTAATGGACAGTATGTGCACTACAGCCACACAACTTCCCTCGATGTGTCCACTACTGCACTAACAGCACAGACCGCGATCACTTGCGGAACAAACCAGCTTATCAACGGTGTTGGAACCGTCAATGAATATGGTAATGCCATGTCCCTTGAAGGCTTCCCAATGTGGTTGTCCGATCCAGCATTCTCTGCGATGGCACTTGAGCCACAGGCAAAACAGGGCGACGATGCTCTGCGTTCGCTTGTCAACTGGGGTGTTAAAGTATGGGATCTTATTGTCGGTGGAGCTGCAGAAGATACAGAGCTTTCTTTCGTGGTATCCGGTACAGCATCGTATGACTTCGGAACATCCAGTGGGCTTGGTTCCGAGGGTACTTGCAACATGACAACCGGACATCTCCATGATCTGCGCGGCGAACTCGGCAGAATGGGCGTACAGCCTCGTATGGAACTCGGCGACAGATTCGCATATATCGCTCCTCCTGGTGGGCTGAAGTGGCTGAACACTACCGATGCTGTCCAGCGCGATGCTGCAAGTCTCGGTATTGATCCTGCATTCTCTCGTGGATTTGTGACCGCCTTTGGTGGATTTGCATTCTTCGAGGAATTTGGTGGAGACACCGTTACCACATGGGCCGCTGACACTGGAACTGCTGCTGATGATATTGGAACAGCCATCGTTCTCGGTGCTGATGCAATCGCTGCAAGTGTTGATATGGGTATGGAGAGCAATTACCTGCTCTGGTATCCTGACATTGGCAATGATAGTGGACGTCAGAAGCAGATGAACATCTACTTCCACGGAATGGCTGCTCTCATGCTCCCAGTAACCGGAACCAATGCCGCAAGTTTCGCTCGTGCGGTAAAAGTGAACTATGTTATGAGGGACATCTAAACCTCAGACTGAACGGGGCTGGTTTAACCGCCAGCCCCCTGAATTAGGAGTAAACATGATTGTAATCGGAACCGTCGCTGGCCCTAAAGATAATGACCTGCTTATATGGGCGGATCATTGGAAAGACCGGGGCCATTTACTTATCCTGGTACAGGAGAAACCCGAGTGGTTAGAATGTACCCTTGCAAAGAAACTATTTACCATTGTTCCCGAAGCTACCGTTATTCCTGTCCTGCCAATTGGCAATCCTGACGTACATTGGAACTCGTTAATGGCCATCTCAGCGTCCATGCCCGAATATGAAGGGTTGCTTATCAAGGGCACGGATGAATTTATGAACGACATCTGCTGGGGTAAGTTCGTGAAACTGGTTAAGGAACAACCCGAGGCGCGAGTGTTGTGGATGTTACGCAAAGACTTATACGACGGGCACCATTTCGAGTCCATGCCCGGTGAGCTACAGCCGACATTTGTTCGCGGTATTCCCATGCACTACGGTGGAGGTTTCCACGAGTATCCAGCCCCGACCTGTTCAGTTGACGCGATCCGTTACCTAGATGAATCGGTCTTTGTTGAACACCGCAGGAGCTTGAAACGAGTAATTAGAACCAACCGGCAACGTGATACGATTGCGAGGCCGAATGAGATGGCGATACAAAACAGTTTCCTCGGTAGACTCAAAAAGGCATGTGAAGCCGCTGGCATGGAATGGCCGGAGGTGGGGAAATGATAATACCAAAAAGCTTCAAGATGTTTGGCAAAACAATCACCGTAAAGTGTGATGATACATACCTCGACCAAGAGGGTGTTATGGGTCAAGCCAAGCTGAGAACCGGAGAAATATTTATCATGCCGAAGGGCAATAGTCATGGTTATGTCCGACAGTCCATAGAGCAAACATTTTGTCATGAAGTAGTCCATCATTGGTTCAGGGCACTTAACCGTCAAGATTTATGCAACGATGAACAGTTGGTAGATAACATGGGATCGCTTTTTCACCAGTTTATGGAAACGCGAGGTAAAGAAGATATTGATGAACATATTAAATACAAATGCTTTCACTGTGGGGCAATGGCGGACTATGAAATCAAGGGCGTTGCATGGGCCGGGGACGATGGAAGAACGAAGGTTGATTACGTTTGCAGAGAGCATTCTACCACCTATCCAGCCAATCAAGTCTTTCCACTTCCCGACGAAGAGGTGACAACATGAGCAAGCGCAAGCCCAAGATCAAAGCGACAAACAACCGTCACCTGCTCATTCGTTACGGCGGTCTCGGTGATTCCCTGTTTCTGACCTGCGTGGCACGGCAACTGAAAAAGAACGGGATTATTCCAGATATAGCAATACCCGAAGCTCATTGTTCCATACTCAAAAACAACACCGACATCGGTCTAGTGTTTCCACTGATCCGAACCGGTCCTTGGGGTAGATCACAGACCGGACCCGTAAACCTGTACCGCGACAAAGAGGGCACGCTTAGGCCTACTGAATGCCTGCTTGAATTATACAAGGGCGCAGATATTCATAATGGCGTGAGTGTTACAGACTACTTCCGTATCATTGAAGCAAATGGATGCCACCCCTCTGCACCAACCGGCAATAGTGATTTTACAAACGTGTATGATCTGCATCTTGGGTGGGCCGGGATTGATCCTGAGATGGTTCCCGATGTTGAAAAGCGTTCGTTCTACTTCCCAACAACCGAGGAAAAGGAATGGGCGCAGGACGTATTGAAGAATGTGGCCCGTCCCGTTGCTCTCTGGCAACCTCACGCATCAGCACCAGCCCGAAGTTATTACAGGGCGGTTGAAGATGCAATGGACGTGGAAAAGAAAATGGGCGGATTCCATCTGATGTGGGATAAGCAGAAACGAAGCTGGATGCACCACACCGGCGCGATTGATTCTGGCAAACTCAACAAACTCAGAGCCACCGCCGCGCTCATTGCTGAATGTGATCTGCTAGTGTCTGCTGATACGTTTGTTTCACACCTTGCAGAAGCGGTTGGTACTAAACACATAACCTGGTACAGTACCGTTTCCGCATGGACTCGCAGCAAGTATTACCAGCACGAAATTACTTATGATCTGCACCCGGCTAAACACAGCCACAAGATACCATGTAAGTGCCACGTTATTACACAGGCAAGATGTCCGCTAATTGAGGCTGATGCAATAAAAGCTATCAGCGACAGGGACAAGGCGTTGCTTAATGCGTTGCCACCACAGACACGACAAACTCTGAAGCTGCCACCGGGTCATTTTCCAGTACCAGCCGGAACAGAACCAAGGAAAGATTTACATCCTGATACTATTCCAGGCTATGTTTCAAGTCTGGCGCAGATGTTTACTATTGCACTCCACGCCGAACCGATGTGTATACGCGGATTTGATCTTGCCAGTGAAGTGCTGAAATACTTGGAGGCTAAATAATGAAACATTACATAATCACATCAGACCACACGACCGACAGGTGCAAAAGAGCCATTGCCAGTATGAACGCGGATGTTAACATTAAACTGTATGACCCAAAAAAACATTGGCCGTTACGCGGATTCAGCAAGATGGTGAATGAGATACTTGCCGATAACCCCGACGAATCAGTCTGCATCTGCAATGACGACGTGGTGTTTGAAAACTTCACCATGTGGAACGCACGGGCACAGCTTGCAATAAATGACGGGGCTGGAATAGTCTGTCCAGTTCAGGTTGATAGCCGTAACCCGCACTCGGTCATAATGGGTGGAACAATTCAGGCGTATCCAGGGGGTATTCACAAAGTAGGAACCAGAATAGACCATTGCCGTAATGAGTTCTCGCCGACGAAATGGCTGCCGTTTTGTGTTGCTGCATTCAACTGTAAGGCGATCAAAATGGTTGGTATGCTCGACGAACAAATGGCAATGTGGTTCTCGGATTCAGACCTGAGTATTAGAATGAGACTGGCCGGATTCGGCGTTATTCTTGACAGGGGCAGCGTAATTCTACATGATAACCATGCCACCGTTGGATTGATCGAGCGAGGTTCACCAAACATTACTCGATTCACGGCAGACCAGGAGGCTTTCCGTCGCAAATGGTCAGGCGATCAATTCGCCGACATGAGTTAAGGGGGAGCCAATGAGCTACGGCGGCACGACTGACATTCAACTCGTATACGCAGATTTCACTACATTGATGGAAAACTCAAGCGATGTCGGAACTACAACCATTGCAGGATTCATGGCCGGTGCTGACGAATGGCTGGAAGCTGAGTTTTACGCGCACAATATGGTTCCACCACCAACAGATCCATTATCAGGTACTTATGATTACTGGTTGCGGAGGGCATGGGCACAGTATGCCGTGTTCTCTGCGGCTGATTCAATCCTGAATGAACGCGCCGAGGCAGAGGAAGCCTGGTGGGATCGTTACATGGATACTGCACAGGGTATTGTTGACGATATTCGCAGTGGCAAAAAGAGACTTTCGTATCAGTCTGCAGCATGGCAGGATTCAATCAGCGCGGCAGTTCCGTGGGTTAATGGAACGATTGCCGCACCACCTACCAATGTTTGCCATTCAATCGGCAGAATCGGTGGCAGATACACGTCCAGTATTCCACGGTTGATCGAAATTGAGATTGATGGTACTGGAACAGCGCTTGAATCTCATTCCTTCCTTGCGCGTATTGCCGGAGAAGCTACTGAAACTATTACCACCCTTGAACCATGTGATCCTGACGGATGGACACCAATCAGCTGGGGCGTGTCTGTAATTTGGACACCACCACTCACGGGATCGCTCGAAGTCGGGCAGAAGTGGCGAATCTACTGTACCCCAATTGGCGAGGAAGTACCAACTGCAGGCGGAGCTAAGAGTGGACGGAGGCAGTGGGCATGATACGGCATCTGAAGCCCGATCAGGTAGCTGCCGATATTGAGAAGCAGAGGAAGAATTTGACGGGTTCAGTCTCACAAAAGAAACTTAACCGTAAAGTTGTCGGGCCTGTAATGGTCACGGGTGTGATAGTGCGTTTCCTCAAGGGCAGAGGGCCGAATGGTCAACTCTGGAAATCGGGCGCAAAGAATACTAAACTTGGGGGCAAGTACAGCAAGCGATATAACAAAAGACCGTCCGGCAGATTGGTGTCAGCTTCAAGTATTCGTAACACCGACACGGGTGAACTTGCCAATACTCACAGGGTAATTACTGCAACCGCAACCA